CTATTTGCGTCAACATCAGAAAACCATTTTTTAATAAAGTTGGTAATTGAAACACGTTTGTTAGTTGTAGGAGAATCTGCAACTACAACTTCCTCAGTTCCCGCTGGATTAGGTAAATCTGGGTATCCAGTAATTGGAAGATTAGCCATGTATGGCTTTAGAGCCAATCACGTTTAATTGTTCTGGGAATGGCTCTTTGGACCAAGATAGTCTATCTTGATCAAACTTTCCAGCCGATTCAATCCAGTACATTTCTTTTGGAGTATGCTTGAGTTCAAGTTCTCCAGTTGAGGTGGTAATTTCTTCAACTTCCACCCTACCAACAGTTTCAAAGACATAGTTGATACTTTGCACATTCTCTCCATTCACGTTCATTTGCCAGCCGAGAATATGACATACTACCTTGAAGCTGTGATGATGGTTAGGCATTTCAATTCTCTTGACATAGATTGGCCGTTTGCGTGAATCGTCAAAATGAGTTACCAAGAGTGGCATTTGATCCCCTTCCAAATGGAGGATTAGTTTATCGAGAGTTTTGTAATCTATGTGTGCAATATTGTAAGTTTTGGAATCGTAGTGTTTAATCTCATTATCTTTGGAAACTGAAAACCAAGTTAAAGCCATATAGAATATTGGTAAGTTATTTAGTTAATAACTCTTATGTTTCGTCGTAACGCCATGTCCAAGTTTCAGGGGCTGCTGGTTTAGTGCCTGGAGTAGCTGTACTTGCAACTACGACTTGATAGACTACAATGTTACCGAAAGCTCCCGTTGAAGGATTTGCAATTGATCCAGTTACTGCCAATGCAGCTCCTGTGACTTTAGCAAATGCGTCAGTTGGTGTGGCTGGTGTTAAAGTTCCACCTGTATAGTTAGTATCATTTAATTGAGTACCCGTAACGCCTGGAGTACCAGCGGCTTGAGTATAACTTGCTCTAGCAGCCTGAGCTACTAAACAAGTAATTCCAGTACCGTAAGAATTTACACCGTCAGTATACCATTCTAAATTATCTACAAGGTTGTCAGGGGTAACAGTACAATCAAGTTGAGTGTTTACCCAATAGGAATAATTGTCAGCTCCCGAAGGAATTTCAATTGGACTTGCAGTATCATTTGTACTTTGTGCGTCAGCTGTGTTGGCTCTTGTATTAATTGAAGTAATATCAGATTCTACAATAGTTCCAGCTGGACCTGTTAATCTGTTAATTGTAATTGTTGCTACCATGCTAAATCATTGTATCTGTTAGTTTAAAGGTATTTTGGCTTATCTGAAATCCAAACCCATCTGTCTACGCCATTGGAAATATAGTATGATTCTAGCGGAAAGTGATCTTTTACCATACCTCTCTTGAGCTCTAGCAATTGACCTATCTCCAAGGTTGTTTTTCTTTTGTCCCAAGTCAAAACTAGGATACATTATATCTGAATTATCAAAGTTATCATGTCGTAATCCGATAGAGTGTCCAAATTCGTGCATTAAGATAGGAACTAACGGTGGCTTACCCATGGTGGATAAATGGACTCCAGTAACCCAATTCCATTCATCGTTGATATGACAATCCCCTGATATGTCACCTTGCCCTGGGAAATAAGCATGAGCCAATATTCCCTTCTTTCCGTCAAAGTGTGCCAAGTTCTCAAATGAAACATTAAAGTCAACACTGGTATCTGGATTTCTTTCCTTTCTAAATTTAAGATTTCCAAGTCGTAATTGCCATGCTCTAAGAGCTACTGTAACTGCACGTTCTTGAAATTTCTCATTTGCAATATCTGGAGTTGAATTATTTAATCTATAACTGATTTCGCCTAATGGCCAACTATGTGGCCATTCTTCTATTCTATCATCTACTGTTTCTGCAAACTTGAAAGATCCTGAATCGCTTTGGACTAAACTACACTTGGCGTGATTATGGGACAAGTGTACTACCTGGAGTTGTTGCCCGTCCTCCTCTTGTAATTCCAATGAAACCAATCACAGCAATTACAATTCCTGTAAATATTCCAAAGAGCCAGTTAGCGTCAATAGTTCCCGTGATCAAAATACCACTAAGGTCAGCTTGGGAAATTATGTAAATTATCATACCAGCGAAGATGGTTAGAAATATTGCACCAAAAACTAAAGCTGTATCGTTTTTGTCAAATGGTAAGTGCATAATTTAATCCATAATGGGTGGTTAATAGGTATTTGGCTCAAGTTCACATACCCATAGTTTGTGCTAGGAATAGATAGATCGTCTTAAGCCAATCTAGTTATCCAGTTAGGCAAGTTAAGAGTTACTACTCTTTGTAACATACACTTTAAGATTTTTACAATGTAGGCACTTTACAGTTTTGGGATTGAATCCGTCTACTGGTGGAAATTCACAATGATGCTTCATTAGTTATCCTCATTAGATATTCCATGTATCTATCTGACACTCTCCCTGCCAACCAATCTTCCACAAGGTTGTTACGACTCATCTATTTGACTTCCTTGCTTGATCTTCCATATCTGCTCTAGTATCACAGAATACCATATCATCGTAGGTGTTACTAGCTAATCTACACTTGATGTGTTCTATTTCGTGAAGTATTGTTGTAATGTCAGTATGGTAAAAGAATATGCTTTTTTCACTTGTAACTAGAAATGCTCCTACACTTGCTGGATTATGATTTCCCTGATACATAACATATCTATCTTCAAATGCCTGTCTATCATCAATTACTTCAAAAGAATACTCACAGTTCTGCTCACCTCCAAACATAATACATAATGGGATTAAGAAAAAAAGAGGTGTCATTTCTGACTTGCCCTCATTTTGTTGATTTGTTTGATCAGGTTAGAAATTTTGTCTTGCAGTGTTTCTTTTGCAAGTCTTTCGCCTTCTTTTACTCCTCCATCTTCAAGGAATTGCTCATATCTTTGCCCTGGCACGTTGTCGTGATAGTCTTGTAGGTTAGTCTTTGCGACTCCAGATAATTCTATCTTGGCATCTCTAATGTCACGACATTCTTTGAAAGTCATTTTGTATGTGTTGGTATAGAAACCCTCACAAACATCTTCCACTATATCATAGCGGTTGTTTGACATATCAACTCCAAAGTTTGCCCTTTGGTTAGCCATCTCTTGTGTCATAATTGGCACGGACTTTGCATTTTCAGAATGAGAAAATGTCTTACCACAGATTGGGTAAAATTCCTTACTTCCTTGTGGCACATTGTCGCAGAATCCAACTAGGAAATCTTGTGACGATAGTACACCACCTTGGTCATTCTGTAAAGTCATTTGGGCTTTACATTCATGGTTACGAGTGAGGATTTCTTTTAACAAACCCCTATACTCCATCGCTGTGAATGGTGTTGATGTGTCTAACTCAATGTGTTTGACACCATCTAGGACGTAAGTATTGATACTAATTTTGAAATCCCTAATTTGTTGGACTCCTAATGTTGTACCCTGTCCTTGATAACATCGTGGGTCAGAATCTAATTCCTTGTTGATTCTTTTAAGTAACTCTTTGTCACTTGGTCTATCAGAATCCTCACTTGGAATTTTAGGATCTGCTATTGTTGGGTTGTAGATTCCTAATGGACATTCTGGATCGTCAAAACATAATTGTTTTGCTTCCTCCTGAATTACATCATAAGGTCTACACTCTCCAGTTCTAATATCAATGTCCATACCACTGATACACCCATCTTCGCTAGGTGTTCTTTCTTCGTCATCATACTTGAAATCTTCTGATTTCCATGTGGCAGTACAATCATACTTTTTGTAATCTGTTCCATTTATCACTAGAGTACAACCTGAGTTTTGATAGTCAAATGGTACTGGTACGACAAACTCTTTGATTCCGTCAGCGTGTGCAACAGATACGCCCACAGCTACTAATGAGAAAACCACGAAAAATCCTAACAATTTATTCATTAGGTGTCTTTCTCCCACAGCTTGGACACGTTACGTTTTTAGCCTTACTTTTTGTTTCCCATTGATGTTTACAATCTTTGTGAATACAAATAGCGGCTTCCGTTTTTGTCATAAGTAGTGGTGGTGTAAGTAGTAGTAGTAAATGGGGTTAGATTAGTAGTGTTGACTAAATGTGTTTTAAAATTTGTTATTCCCGAAAACTTTAGTTTTTTCCTTTTTTGACTCTTTTACCTCAA